AGTTTCATCCAACACAGAAACCTGTGCCTCTAATTGAGTATTTTATCAAGACATACAGCAATGAAGGTGATGTGATTCTGGATAATTGTATGGGTTCTGGGTCAACAATCATCGCTTGTAAGAATACTAATCGTCAATATATCGGAATTGAGAACGATCCAGAGTATTTTGAAAAAGCACGGGAGTGGGTGGGTTCCTACGATAAAATTGATCCCTTTGTGACAGATGACGAAGTGGCACAGGTCGTTGAAAATCCACTTCTTTCTGCCTTACAATAACAAAGTAATCAAAAGAAATCCAATGCGCTGCAAAGTCCAACTCTATGTTGCTGGAACTGTTTTTTATGAGGAAGTTCAGGCAAAAGATTATGATGCTGCTCGTAAGGTGGCTCTCGCTAGAAATCCTGGTGCAAAAGTCATTAGTGTCACTGCCGTCTTCGGATGAACATTCCTAACGAAGGTATCCTAAATCCAAAATCAGGGGACCCTGCTGGTTATGTGACGAAAGATGGAATGTGGGCAGCAGTGCCTTGGGGAAAGAAATTTATCATTCTTCATAACGGGCAACAAGTCCACACCGCAAACAGTTACAAGTCCGCAAAAACCTACATTCAAAAGTCCGCAAAAGGTGCATCGGTTTCAAGTTTAGAGCAATTTCTTTAATTGTTTAAATAGTATAACTATGGCACTTAGATGATGTCTTATTATGCTTGGTTTATTGTATTCGCAGTAGTGGCATACTTCATCGTAACTGATGGGAGTGTCGCTGCCTCCTTTTATTATTTTATAAGACTGATAAAAGTTTACTATGAGAAGCAAAAGTGGTGGCTCCTCAATAATCCTCGCAATCCTGTGGTAAAATATCTGATGTGGCGTCGTGCTTTGAAACTTGCAAAAGAACTTGAAAAGGAATTTAAACAATGAAACCCAACTTTCGTAAAGTACTGGAAATGGCGCTTGAAGAAGGTGTCCGTTATGGATATAATCGTGCTCATAAACACGTAGAGAACCCAACAGAGGGTGCTATAATTGATAGTATTGCGGAGCAAGTGATGAACTCTCTGTATGAATGGTTTGACTTTGAGGACGAATATAAAGATGACTGATAGAGCACAAGAGTTCCTAAACGCTGTATGGGACGCACGAAACAATCGGGGTGCCGATACAGAAGAAAAACTGGTCGCAGCAATTCTTAAACTTGCTGCCGAAAATGTTCAATTCTTTCAAGCACAAGACGGTAGAATTGTTCTAGATAAAAATGATATGTTACAACTAGCAGAGGAACTGACCCAATGAAACTCTTTCATTTTTATAAAGTAGAAGACTTTGGAACCGATTATTCATTCCAGTTTTTTACTGTTAAACCAAAGACTTATAAGTGGTCTCTGCTACAAGTCTCAATTTCTTGGAATGATTATCCAGGATTTCCTTATCTTCAAATCACATCAGGCGGTAATGGTCTGTTGAGTATTTTGTTCTGGATTTATAAGTTTGGAATGGATGTAGATATTATAAGCAGAACTTGGGATAGAAATTATAGAGGGGAAGTGGAAGAATGAGTATTTCACAAGGATTAGTAGAAACTGAAAACGAAGAACCTGGATTTGAGATTCTTCACCTCTCATTTCGCAAAAGAAGGTCAGAGAATATCTATGGTGGTCCTGTGGATTACTATATCGGCAATATTGTATTCCGTCTGACTAATGAGAGTGCGAAAGGTCGTATGGAGTATATCCTCGCAGAAAATGAAAGAGTTCGTGTTGCTCCTGATGAAGAGTTACACAATAAGTATTATGATGGATTAAGTCTCAATCTTCTTGATAAATGTAAAGAAGAGGAAGCAGTAGAAGACGAAGATGGTGAAAAGTTTTATCCAGTGAAGTTTACCAATAAGTATAATCTTACAGACGAAGATGTATTCATCTGGGGATACCGTCGTAATATGGATCCTCTACACGACTTTGTAACATACATTGAGAAGTTTGATTGTTATCGAATGCACGAATACTTCCAAGACACTCCTGTGGTTCGTGGTATCATAGAGTATCTTCAAGATATGAAAGACGGCAAACCAAATCCAAGTCGGACTGTTTATCACGAACAATTCTTAAATACACTTACAAATCTCTGCTGGTGGTGGGACTGATGAAACAACTTCCCGATAAAAGATCGCTTGATATTATGTGGACTGTGGCGACCAGCGGCGCTTTGGAAACTGGCACAAGACCTCACTACGGATTCGCTGATATGCTGTATGATTATCTTACAGACAAACAGTATCCAGTAGGACTTTACGATGAAAGTCAAAGTAGTCAGTGACCTTCATTTAGAGTGTTGCGAACACGGTCACGGAGTTCCTGATCTTGGAGAGGGTGAGGTTCTCATTCTTGGTGGAGATATTCTTTGTGCTCGTCATTTTAAGAAAGATGGACCTCTTCATAAGGTCTATGATGACTTCCTGAAAAAGTGTACTGATAACTTTATGCACGTTCTGTATATTGCAGGAAATCACGAAGCATATGGATACAACTATGAAGGGACGTGGAATGTTCTAAAAGAAAATCTTCCTGATGGTATTCATTTGATGGAAGATAGTGTGGTGAAGATCGCTGACTGGGTTTTTATTGGTTCGACTTTCTGGACTGATTTTCGTAATGGAAATCCTCTGGAAATGATGGAAGCAGCACAGTGTATGAATGACTATAAAGTTATTCGTATCACTCCAAAGTATCGTAAGATGAATCCCGATGATACTTACGCTTTTCATCAGAAATCTAAGAAGTTTCTTCTGGATCAGTTAGAACTTTTCAAAAATCAAAAAATCTGGGTTCTCACGCACCACGCACCCTCTTACCAGTCCGTTCACGAAAAATTCAAAAGAAACGGAATCGCAAACGGTGCCTACGTCAGTGATCTTGATGATCTCATCCTAGACCATCCTGAGATTCGGGTCTGGTCGCACGGACATACCCATACTTCCTTTGATTACAAAATCGGGGAATGTAGGATTGTTTGTAATCCAAGAGGGTATTATAATGGATACAACAATGCGGATCTTAACATTGAGTTTGATCCAAACTTTGAGATAGACACTTGAAGAACCGTCACAGGGGCACTTCACAGGTGCCCTTTTCTGTTGTATAATACTCTCATACGCAACAGACCAATGCACTATTTGTGTCTTTTGGACGGCACCATAGAATACGCTGCTAATGACTGGAACCAATTTCAGCATTATCAGGTAATGTATGCCGAAGATCACCAAGATGCCGAAGTCCAGTATCTTACTCTCACTGACGAAGAATACGATCAATTTTTTGCTCCTCTGGATGAAGACGAATGAGAAAAGTCACCGTAAGACCCAAAAGCAAGAAGAGTAAAAATCGTCTTGCAAATATTATGCAAAACAATCCTGTGTGTATTGTAGAGCAAGACAAAGGAGATGGTATGTTGTTTCTCGCATCAGAGAATCAAAAATACTTTTTCTGGGTAAACATCAACGACTTTTGGGAATGTGATTGGGAGGTTATTTAATGAGTTTTTCTAAGACTGTTTCTGTGTGTGCGGCACTTGCAAGTATCTTTGCTGCTGGTGCTACTGGTTGGAAACTTGCAGATTCTCAAAAAGAAGTACCTTTGAGTCCATTGGACCAAAAGGTTATGGAGTTGGAAAAGAAACTTGACCAAGCACAACAACCTCAAGTTGCTCCACAACCTGTAAGTCTTCCTACCCCCCAACCTCAACTGCCTCAAACATCTCAAACCCCTCCCCCCCAACTGCCTCCTCCTCCCCCTGCTCCAGAAAATGTCACTCCTTGATACTCTCAATTACCTTATAAAAGACCAAGAAGGAGACCTTCAGTGTTATGAGTGGGACATTCGTGAAGAACTCAATCACGAAGTGAATGACCTTGATTGGTATACTGAACAATACGACCTTACTAAACAACGAATAGAAGACCTCAAACAAATCAAAATCATTATTGAAAATCAATGAAAACCTACAATCTCACCATCACCGAAAAGCAAGCACGAGCACTTGTAGATGCTACTGACTTGCTTCAACGAGTTCAACTGGGGCAGTGGAGGGAAATTCAAGACAATCTTCCTCTTCAAAAACCGATTGACTATGAGGAATTTCATCAGGATATGAGAATTATTGGAGCAATTCTATCCAAACATATGATTGATAATATTGATGGTGGTGCTTCTTCACTTGGAGTAGGGCATCCAGATCTTCCAGAAAGTAATGGTATTCTTTATGACCTTCATCGGGTCATTCGTAGGAAACTTTCTGTGGAACGAGCAGTAGAGCAGGGCATTATTGAGAATGAAAATGTTTCCAGAAATGAAATGCCAATTACTGTGGATTTTGATTTACCTATGAAATGGGGAACCGAACCACTTGCTAAACTGGAAAGGGTCAGTTGAGAAACTGGCACAGGGGGTTTCCACAAGACCCCTTTTTGCCTTATAATGACTTCATAAGCAACCAAACCGATGAACTACCTCTGCCTTGTTGATGGTGTCGTAGAATACGGCAGCAACGATCTCAACCACTTCAACCATTATCGTATGATGTATGCCGAAGATCACAAAGATGCTAATGTAGAGTATCTTGTCTTGACTGATGAAGAGTATGATGCTATGTTCCCTGTGGAGGATGCCGATTGGCAGGATGAGGAATGACTTACGAAGATTTTTTGAATATTCCAGGTGGTGTTCTCAAAGATTTGCAAACTATTCTTATCTTGAAAGACAAGTATCATATGGATATTACTACTGAAGAAAGAGAAATCTGCGAACATATAAACAGGTTTGTTGACGAACAAAGAAAATCTGCCGAACTCTGGAAACAAAAAGAACAACTTGAAAACCTTTTTAAAAAATGACTAACAAACTACCACCAAAAGTAGGGCACATTTTGATTTTGGCAGGCATTATCCGTGAAGTGGATGTTTCTCATTCTCTTGGTGCTGCTGCTCTTGCCGAAGCAATCCTATCTCATAGTCGGATTGAAGATGTGAAATTTACTATTGGAGATGAAGAATGAAATACTTTTTTCAAGATTACCTTGCTATGCCTCTTAGCATTCTATTGTTTCTGCTGATTGCTCCAACTGTAATGCTTGGTGGAGTTATATTTGCCACACATATTCTTGGAGTTCTTCCTGATACTGGTATTTGCCAAAAGGTGGAGAAATGAAACCTTATCTTTTGATTGCTGGGGACAACTATTACCCTTCTGCTAATGACTTCATAAGAAACAAACCGATGAAACCACTTAAACTCTTTCAATACGACAAAAAAGTATGGGACGATGGTGATACTGACTACACTTGGCAGTTTGGTATCTTCAACAATCGTTCATTACTTTGGGTTTATTATGAATACCCAAC